ATTCTTGGTAGTGGGCTACTTTGAAATCGGGCTGCATTCTGCGCTTTTGGGTGGCATACTTGAAATATGCCAAAGCGCACTAGCACCTCGACACTGCCTCGAAGGCCCTCTGACGTGAACCAGCTTGCCTTTCTTTTGGTTAAAGAAACGACCAAAGATCATCAACCTGAACCAAAGCCTCTTGTGTCGAGATCCGTCTCTAAGGTGATGGCGCAAATGGGGAGCAGGGGCGGGAAGATTGGTGGCAAGCGGCGTCTCGTCACCATGACCCCTGAGCAGCGAACCCAAATCGCGTCAGACGCAGCAAGGGCGAGGTGGGCAAAGAAAAGAGATACACAGGTCTAAACGCAACTTCTTGACCCATGGTGTAGACTTTGGTTCTGGCAGGTTACGGGAGCGGAATCTCAATTGCTATCGTCGGTAACATAGGGTATCCCGACTTCGGGATGGTTTCGCATTTCATTCGCCATGCATACAAGCGCACAACTCGCATGGAACAGAATCGCCACCCTGGCTCTGCTACGGGACGGACGGCCCAAGCATTTTCAGTCGATTGACAACCTGAGAATTCAAAAGCTCGGCTTTCGTTCTGAACTGAGAGGCCAATCCACCGGGAATCTTCCGGCATTTTTCAAATTCTTCCGATATGATCTTGGACCTTTCAGCAAAGAACTTGCATGGCAAGTCAGAGCACTAGAAGAACGCGATTTCATCAACTCTGAAACACGATGCCTTACTTGGAGAGGAGAGTACCTGCTGGAGTACGTCCAGCCGGAGATTCGCCAATATGAAGCCGCGCGGCGCGCAATAGAGACTATTCACGAAGTCTGCGAAGAATGCAGATCCATACGCGCCAGTAGTACTCTCGTTGACCAAACGTATGAATTGGAAGTTCCTGTGGCGGGAATGGGTAACCGGACCATGCGGGTTAGAGATATTCCAATGAATACGGATATTATTGTTCCTCCACATTCTCTCCCGCACCCAATGCTCTCGGCAGAAACGGTCGCTAACATTCAAGAGGAATGGGAAATTCCACCCTCTTCTCTTGATCCGTCAACGCAGGAATTTAACGATGCGGTGGATTCAGCGTATCGTCGGGTTCTGGCAGGGTGAATGCCTCTGCGCGCTTCCAATGCTCGTATGCGCGCATGAACTCCGCGATTGAAACCCCGTAGCAATGCGCGGTCGCTAATGCATACTGCTCGGCCTGCTCGCGTGAGCACGAACCCCCAAACAGCGCGCGCAGCACGTCTTCCCTACACCCCCCGAATTTCTCGATGGCTTGGCGTACTACCGCGCAGCGTCCGTTGTTTTTCCGAGGGGTGGTTCCTATCATTGTTCGGCCTCCGCCGTCATTGCTGGCGCGCCCCAATGTCACCGGTTCATGGGTATCAAGTATTTCCCATCATCGCTTTTATCCCATCCACTATTTTTGGCGATGCGCCCTAGCGTGCTTGCCGCTGCTTGACGCGAGATATCGGGAAGAGCATCCATCACATCGCGAAAAGTCAGCCACTCGCCCTCGTGTTTACTTGCGAAAGACATGACCCGCTGTTCTAAACTTTCTGAAGGAAGAGCCAACTGTTTTTTGGACGACTTCGCCTTCTTTGCCGGCTTCTTTGTTCTCTTTCGAGGCGATCCCACGGCATTCGACAAACTGGCACGAATGTGTGCAGGGTAGAATTCCGCCAGCGCGAAGCCTTCTTTGAACTGCAGAACTTCGCCATTTGCCTTCATCCGGTGAAGTGCTCCAGAAATCACCCCTTCAAAATTATCGGAGGTGGATTCCACGCCGCCCTCACGGAGCGCAGCGGCAATCTCTTTGAGCGTTTGCTTCTTGATCACGGCTGAAAGATATAGCTTGACCGCGGCAGGCAGACTCTTGCCGAGGAACGCGCCGCGCGGCAATTCTGTCGGCTGCTGGTTCCCATTATTCGATGGACTGAACGCAGAGGCCGCACCACCCTCTGAAGCTGTAACCATGCCGCCAGACGCAACCATCAGGTTAGTGATTGCGGCATCGATTGCCTCTCGGTGAATCTTTAGAGCTTTAATCATTCCGGCTAGGTCCAGCATCGGACTGTCAGTCGCCATGATGATTTCCCCCTTCCATCACTGGGTAATTCGTGGTACAAAAGACAAAGAGAGCAAGCGTATGGGGGCGGATTTCTCCGCCCCCTGACCCTCACGGGTTACGCGTACCTCATAGGCGCCACCAGCCTCTCTAGCCAAGCGTGGGGTCCGGATCGGCCTCAGAAACTAACCCGGACTCACGCTCTTCAATAGTAATTCACACAACCCCTGAAAACCAAAGTAGCCCACTACCAAATTCTTCAACGCACATTTAAGACACCACCCGGCAAGATGGGCGGGATGCCCTCCGTAAAGTGGGGTCGCTATGAAGACAGAATTACCCACGTTCGCATATCTCATGCGCCGCGCAGAGACCGCCGCGCACCGATCCAAACTCTCATGGACGATGGACGAAGTTCAAGCCAACCAAGCTAGATTCTGCCGGAATTGACTTGCACAATCCCCCGCCCGCCGATGTAACGAACGTAACAAGAAATTCACCGCGCACGCGATCCGCGAAGGGAATATAATCCGAGCCAATGCGGCACAACAGCGAGGAAGCCAAACTACTCGAACAGATCGCCAAGGGCCAAGAGCGCATGCTCGAAGTTCTTGAGCGGATATTGCGTCGGCTTCCTGAAACCCCGCCCCCCAACCGCGTACTCGGCGGCGTCATGACCGAGATTGGAGATCCCATGAGTACCGTCCCGTTGACGCCCATTGCCGACGGCAATTCCCCTGTCTTCCAAGTCACACCCCAATGGGCAACGCCGCCCGCTGCCGGGGAGACTACCCTGCTCGCGCAGGCATCCATCTCAAGCTCGAATCCGACCGATTTCCCGGTAGCGCTCGTAACTACCGATCCCACGGGTACGACCTTCACTCTCGGGCCGCTGCCGAACCAAGACACGGTGAATGAGGGCGACACGATCAGTTGGGTTTACACAAATGCAGACGGCACGACTGCGACGGTTACCGGCACCGTAACCATCGTCGCCGGCGTGGTTTCGATCACCGACGATGTTGTAGGCGGAAGTTTCACTCAGATCGCCTAAGCAATGCTTCCCCAGAACTGCACGAGGGCCGCTCGAAAGGGCGGCTCTTCTGTATGTTACGCACGATACGCACGTAACGCGCCCTAAAGCCCGCCCTTTATCGGTAGTTCGCCATAGGTTACAATTCGGCGCGTGGCCGACAATAACGCGCTAGCGATCATGAAGAAGGCCGGGCAGGCTGCTGTCGTTCGTCCCCTCGGCGCATTGGCCCAGGTTCTCACCCGCGTCCAAAATCAGCTCTACCAAGCCCCAGATGTAACCATTTCGGGCATGAAGACGACGGACTTTCCGAGTCCCCTTCAGCCCGTTCGGCCTCTCGGTCCGCCCGACGCCCAACCGCTCGGCCTCGACATGCAGATGGGGCAGAACCTCATCTGCACGCCCCGGCCTGATTCGCGGTACACGGCCGCCGACCTTCAAGCCCTGGCCACTTACCCGCTTGCCGCCATGTGCATTACGAACGTCAAAAATACAATCGGGGCGTTGCGGTGGAAGATCCAACTGAGGGCGCAGCCTGGGGAGGATCGCAAGGCCCGAGAGGCCAAACAACTCAAAGACGACACAATCTTCAAGTTGACGGACTTCATGGCGTCGCCCGACGGAGAGCACGACTTTTCGGATTGGGTAGACCCGCTTCTCAATGACATGCTAGTTCTGGATGCCGGGAATTTCCTGCTTCGCCGAACGCCGGACGGGACAGTCTACGAATGGCGCGTGCTGCAAGGCGCGGAGATAATGCGCCTGGTCGATGCGAATGGCTACACCCCGCTCTCGCCAGATCCGGCATACGGTCAACTTTGGAACGGCGTAGTCCGAACCTATATGACGCAGGACCAGTTGATTTATCGACCTCGGCATATCGTGTATCGAGTGGGCAATACATTTTCCGCACTATACGGAAAATCTCCAACCGAAGACCTGGCGGAAGAGTTGGAAATTGGCATCCAGCGCCTCAGGTACGTCAAAGCCTTCTACAAGGACGGCTCGATTCCGAATGTGCTCTGGGTTGTGCCGGCCGATGCTTCGCCCGACGTGGTCAAGGCTGCGATGAATTACCTGAACGCGGACATGAGCGGCAACCTGGAGTCCCGCCGCATGTTCCGCTTTGCTCAAGGGTTCAGAGGTTCGGACAGCCAAAAAGAAGAGTACATCAAACAGTTCGAGGAACCCCATCTTTCAGATGAATACGACGACCTCCACACACGCCGGGTCTGTTTTGGTTACGGGACAAGTCCCCAGCGATTATTAAAAATGCAAAATCGATCAACCGCTCAGACGAATCAGGAGGCTGCCGAAGAAGAGGGTATCGCGCCATTCCGTATCTGGGTCGAAACCAGCATTAACTACACCCTTCAGCGCAAGATGGGATTCCAGAAGTATGAGTTTAAGTTTGACATATCCCAAGACCCAGACCCGACCAAGCAAGCCGAACTCGACGCGACGGACTTGGGTTCGGGCATCGCCACGATCAACGAGAAGCGCATCGCCCGCGGCTGGGACCCCAGGCCCGAACCGGAAGCCGACAAACTTGGCAAATGGATCGCGACAGGATGGGTTGGCATCGACGAAGAGCCACCTACGCCGCCAGCCCCCGCGAAGCCTGGATTGCCAGCGCCGAAGCCTCAACCTGACGATGACGAACCCAACCCTCCGAAAGGCGGCAAGCGGAAACTAGCCAAGTCGGCAGATGGCGCAGTCATCCTCAACCCCAATGCCGACACGATCCGCGCACGGGCAGCCAAGGCCGCTCTATTCTCGAAGATGTGGCAATTCTTTCACGCCATCAAGTCGTCGATCGTAATCGTCGGCAGCCAAACTGCAAAGATGGCTAAGGCCGACCAGACAGATGAGGAGACGAAGAGGCAAATCGAAGAAATCGTCGACGCAATCATGGCCAAGATTCCATGGTCGTCCTTACCGTCCTACGTTCAGCCGGCCATTCAAGAGGCATCGACCGAAGGCGCCTCGATCGGCCTCGATCAAATCGAGCGCGCCGAGCAGACTGGGCCGATGACCGTGAGCCTGGCGCCCAAGCCGGTTCGGGTCATCACCTCTTCAGTCATCAGCGATGTGAACCAGGTCGCCATGGACTATGCGCGCAACCGCGGCGCCGAGATGGTCGGCATGAAATGGGTGGATGGGGAACTCGTCCAGAATCCGAATGCGGCCATGGCGATTACGGATTCCACAAGGAATATGCTGCGGGAGATCCTGACAGAGGCTTTCTCACGGGAAGTTCCGATGAGTGAACTGGCGGCGCGGATTCAGCAGGCCGGGGTGTTCTCGGAGGAGCGGGCGAAGCTGATCGCCGAGCAGGAAGCGAAGATGGCCATGTCCGGCGGCAATCTTGAGGCATGGAAGAAAACCGGGATCGTCAAGGCAGTTCTTTGGCTGCTCAGTTCACTTCACGACGACGATGATGAATGCGATTCGAACCACGACGCGGGGCCGGTTCCCCTAGGGCAAGCGTTTCCGTCAGGTGACGAGGTACCTCCGGCACACCCTCGCTGCCGGTGTACGGCAAGTATCGCCTCACTTAACGAACCCAAGAAAACAGGAGCGGTCTGACATGCGCATCCGCTATGACGAAGAACTCGGCACTATCGAAATGGATGGCGTGATCCTATCGGCGCAGGTGCTTCGCGAAATCGTGAATCCAGACAAAAGGTTGCTGTTTCGGTTCGAGAGGAAAGACGGAGTGGTCTACGCTACGGTCCACGACGAGCGAACTGTTCTTTGGCTCGATGCTGGCGAGAGCATGCCGACAGCGGAGATTGGTATCACCGATGAGAAGTTGAATGGGGGATCTTGATGAGAAGAATCGGAATCTTAATCGCTGCGGCTTTCGCTCTCGGTATCTCGGCGCACGGCCAGGCCTTCGTCCCCCAGCAAGCCGCTACGGGCTATTGCTACAATGCGATAGCTGGGATCATCGAAATCAATTCTTCGGCCACCGCTAGCACGTTTGTCCCTCAGCGGGCCATCGTCGTTTACGGAACCAACAATGGCTCGCCTGCGATTTTGGCATGTGACCAAAATGGAAATCTTTCCGTAGGATCGATCTTGGGTGTGACCGTGCCTGCCCTGACGGATGGTGCGCTTACCTACTCCTCATCGACTGGGCTGTTTGAATGGGTACCCGATGGGTCGAATGGAACCGTTTCGAGTGTGACATTTACTGGAGATGGCACGGTACTTTCAGCGACGCAAAGTTCAGCGGTGACAACGTTTGGAACCGTCGTCGCGACTTTGGCGAATGCCGCACCAAACTCAGTGTTGGCCGGTCCGGCGACGGGAGGGGCCGCTGCTCCAACCTATCAAACTGCCCCAACGATCAGCGCAGCGAACTTTACCAACTTCCCCTCTTCTCTCGTCACCCTGACGGGAACTCAGAGCCTAACCAATAAAACGCTGGATGGCGTCACCCCCACAGTGATGGCTTATCTGGATGCCACGAGTAGTATTCAGGCCCAATTAAATACCAAGGCGGCATTAACCGCTGCCACGCTTTCAAACCTCACAACCGTGGCAGGAGGAACGTTTGGGAGCGGCGCTTTCGCTACGGCCTACGTGCTTCCGACCGCCACGCCATCGGTCCTTGGCGGTGTCAAGCCAGACGGAACCACCATCATCAACTCAGTTGGCGCGATCAGCGTCGCCAATCCGTACAACCCAACCGGAGCCATCACACCTAGCAGCGTCGCCGTCAACGGAGATTTCGCTTTCACGGCGGCGCCACGCGCCTTCCTCATTGGCAACACCGGAGTGCAGGCCAGCATTGTGGCGAACGGACAATACTCCCCAACCAAGATCGTTAAATCTGCGACGATCGAGAACGTAGAAGGCACCGCAGCAGTCCTGTCTACCTGCTCGGCCAATCCTGTCCTGACCCTTGAGGATTGCGGAATCTCGGCGGGCGCTTGTTCTTCTCCTACGCCGCTTGCTAGCGTCACCCTGGCGGCAGCCAATACGGTTACGGATGGCACGATCACGAATGCGACCCTGGCGGCTGGCCATTACGTCGTATGGGAGACGACCGCAGGCACATGCGTTTCCTCAAGTGTGAGCGGAAGCGCGGAATACCGCATGAACTGAAAGCGGGTAGTCTGGATCGGGGGCACTGTTGGCCAATCTCCTGCACGGGAAATTGAAGGACTCATAATGCAGTCCCTTTATCGGTAATTCGGCGCGGGGTATAGTCAATGGCGACTGGAGACCCGCACAATGCGCAAGTTGCTCCTCGCCTTGATTGGCTGCCTCATGCTCGCCGTCCCCGCCGTGGCTTCGACCACAACCGTCAGCGGAACGAACGTTCGGGACTCGAACAACGTCCTTTTGGTCTCCGGCCAATGGTGCTTTGGCGGGACTTGCTTGACGGTCACCGGCGGTTCCTTCTCCGGAAGCGTGACATCGGGAACCAACACGGTCACCGTGGTCAATGGGTCGTCCACGACCATCCTGACAATCACGGGGGCTGTTATCTCAGGGTCCACGTATGCATGGAACGGATATACGTTGCCCTCTGGAACCACCTACACCGGGGACGGGATGCCTTATATCGCCTGCTCTTTGGGCGCTCAATACACGCAACTGGATTCCTCCCCGGCAGATGTGGTCTGGAATTGCAACGCTCAGGGAGGGCAGACGGTTTGGGTGCGCGGGATTCCAGCCACCGCCGTGGGTCCGGGAGTCGTTGCCGTCGCCGGGGCGCCTACCGGGATCGTCGGCATCGTGCCCACCATCTGGATTCGCACGGATGCGCCGCAGCAGTGGAACCTCTACGGAGCGGCCGGCGCATCTTCTACCAATTGGGTACTATCCGGCACCGGAGGCGGCAGCGGTCCAGGGACTGTCACCCAAATCAATACCGCCTCTCCACTCACGGGCGGACCGATTACCACGGTCGGAGCGATTGGATGCTCGGCATGCGCGGTAACCGGGAGCCCTCTCTCGCAGTTCGCGTCGACGAGTTCGGCTCAATTGGCCAGCGTTATTTCCGATGGCACCGGTTCGGGAGACCTCGTGTTCAATATCGCCGCGACCCTCAACGGTCCGGTTCTAATCACCCCAGCCCTGGGGACTCCCGCTTCCGGCGTACTCACCCATGCGACCGGATTGCCCCTTTCTACCGGGGTCATTGGGACGCTGCAGGCCGCCCAATTTCCGGCGCTCGGGGGAGACCTTGACGGATCGGCGGGAAGCCTCTCGGAGACGGTCGTCGGGATCAATGGGATATCTTTGGCCGGCCTTGCGACGGGCATCCTCAAGAATGCGACCGGGACCGGCGCTCCTTCGATCGCCGTAGCGGGGACCGATTACGTCGTCCCATCGGGCAGCATTACCGGCAACGCGGGAACGGCAACGGCTTTCGCGGTCACGCCAAATCTATGTCCGACCGGCGAAGCTCCGACCGGGGTCGATGTAAACGGGAACGTCGTAGCATGCGCGGCCATCGGCGGGGGCGGATCGTCCGTAACGCTCCAAACCAACTCTTCCAACAATTCGAGTCAAACCCTGCTGAATCTTCTGAGTTCATCCTCAAATGCCGTGGGCCTCACCTTGACCGCGTCGAACACGAGCGGCGGCAATGTGCGGTTCGAAATAGGAGGAATGAGCTACTTGGGCAATGCGGCCACGGCTACATCGGCGGCGCAGTTGAACGGCTTGGCGATTCCGGCATCGGCTGTGATCTTGGGGAGCAATTCAAGTGCGCAACTTGCAGCGACATCGACGACAGGCGGGGGGACCGTCGCGGTCCTTCAGACTTCGCCGGTCCTTGTGACGCCGAATTTAGGTACGCCATCGGCGGCAATCTTGACGAATGCGACCGGGTTGCCCATCGCGGGGCTGGCGAACGTCGCGGCGAACACGGTACTCGCCAATACAAGTAACATTTCAGCCCCCGTGTCGGCCTTCGCGATGCCCGATTGTCCTATTGCCGGGGGGGAGGCCTTGGGGTGGACGCCCGGCTCCGGGTTTCAATGCAGCACAAGCGTGGTGAACGCGTACAGTTTTACGACTAACTATTACCCGATATTCAACGCATCGAACCAGGCCATCGGGAATGGCACCATCGACCACGGATTGACGACGGCGAATGTGGACACCGACGCTTGGCCGTTTGCGACCACGGGGCTAAGTGTGAGCAACCCGTCAACCGTGGCAATGAATTTTATCGCCAACAACGCGAACGGTTTTTCGTCGAGAGCGGTAGTCTTCAGCCTATACAACGGCACCACGCCGACCGAGTATTGGAACTTCGGGATGTCCAGTGGGACGCACCCGTTTTTCATCGGCGACTTCGGTACCAATTCTCTGAACCGCCTCTCCCTGACCATCGGCGCGCAAACCGAACTCAACTCCGCCGGAACGTCCGCAGTCCAGTTCAACATGGACTCAAATACTTCAACCGGCACGGGAGGCGTAGCGTTCGGCGCGGGCGCCGGTTCAACCACTCCAGTGGCGACCATCGACGCTTCCGGCAACGGCACATTCAACGGCTATCTTCAATCGGCTGTTTTGACTCTTACCGGCGCGGGCTGCACATCCGGCACCTACGCCAAGGGCGACGGCACGGGATGCGGCGCGCCTTCCGGTTCGGGAACGGTCACCACGACCGGAAGCCCGGTAAGCGGAAACATCGCGGCATTCTACGGGCCGAACATCATCGAACCGGCCACGGCGACGCAAATCAATACCGTCATGCAGTCCCTTACCGGCTGCTCGACGGCCACCTACCTCTACAGCCCGCAAAGCGGAACCTGCCTCGCGCCGCCATCTGGAAGCGGCGTCACCATTCAAACCAACACCAGCAATAACGCCAGCCAAACACTTTTGAACTTGCTGACTTCAACGGCCAACACGGCAGGGCTTACGGCGACGCCAAGCAATCCATCGGGCGGCCTCGAAAAGATCGAGATATCGGGAACCTATTCCGGAGCCATCTCATCTAGCCAAGTCACGACCGGACTCGGCTACACCCCGGCCAATTGCACTCCAGGAGTCACGGGTTCCGATTGCCTTCAACTGTCAAGCGGTCTCGTTCCCGTGGCCAATATCCCGACGGCGATTCCTATCGCAAACGTAGGTTCGGCGGGACTCTCGGGCACAAGTCCGATATCGATCAATGCAGCCGGAGCCATCAGTTGCCCCACGTGTAATACATCGAGCGCAAACGTAAATTCCGTATCCGGCGACGGGACTCTCATCAGCAATAGCGCATCGACCGGAGCGGTTACATTGACGCTCGCGACCGCGGCGGCTCATAAGTTTTTCGGCAACAACACCGGATCGACGGCCGCGCCGGGATACGAGAGCATCGGCGCCGGGGACTTGCCGACCGGCATCCCGATCGCGAACGTCGGCAGCGCGGGACTGAGCGGAACTTCCCCGATCACCATAAGCGCGGCGGGCGCGATTGGATGCGCGACCTGCATCGTTTCGCTCTCGGCCATCAATCCGCAGACGGCAACCTACCAGGTTCTAACTTCCGATTTCTCAAACTACAAGACGATCACTGTAGCATCGGGAACGTTCACCGTGACCCTCGTCGCCAGCGGGTCGCAGCCGGCGAACGGCCAATACATCAATGTGCTCAATTACGGTTCGGGCGCCGTCACGATTGCGCGCAGCGGCCAGAATATCAATGGAGCAACCTCCTCGATTGCTCTCGGAGCCGGATCGGCAAGCGCACCGACATCCGCCGAGATATGGTCCGACGGGACGAACTACTTTTCCTCTATCGACCAGGCGACCCTCGGAACCGTCACGGCGGTAAGCGTCGCCACGGCCAACGGTTTCCAGGGATCGTCTTCGGGCGGCGCAACCCCGGCACTTACCATCAATGTCGATTCGAGCCATGTCCTGCCGGTGAACACCGGAAGTTCGACTTCCTTCCTGAACCAGGCGGGCGGATATTCAACGCCCGCCGGGACCGGGGTCACCACATCCTCGCCCCTTAGCGGAACGACCGCCCTTTCGTGCCCTACCTGCGTCGCAGCGTCCGCGCCGGGGGTAGGGATTGCTCACTTCGCCGGGGGCACGCAGACCGTTACCTCGTCCGCCGTCTCGCTTTCGGCGGATGTGAGCGGGCAGCTTCCAATCGGCAGCGTCGGATCGGCGGGACTTAGCGGGACCTCGCCTATTTCGATCAGTGCCGCCGGCGCTATCGCCTGCTCGACATGCGGCGTTACGGGCAGCCCGCTTTCCCAATTTGCCGCAACCACATCGGCGCAATTTTTTGGCGTCATCTCAAATGCGACGGGGACCGGCCTCGTCGTAGGAAACAATGGACCAACCCTCATTGCGCCCGTGCTCGGAACCCCCGCATCGGGAACGCTGACCAATGCCACGGGCCTCCCGGTCTCTACCGGCATCTCGGGCCTGGGAACCGGCGTCGCGACAGCGCTTGCCGACGCGATCAACACGACCGGCGGCATTGCGACATTACCCGTCGCCAATAGTTCTTTGAGTAATTCGTCTTTGACCATCGGGTCTACCAGCGTATCGCTTGGGGCGACGGCGGCGACGATTGCCGGTCTGACGCTAACGTCGCCGACCTTCACAGCCCCGGCGCTGGGAACTCCGGGGTCCGGCCTGATCACAAATCTGACCGGGACATGCGCGAGTTGCACAGCGAACATCGCGACAAACGATGCGGGAGGTTCGATTGGAACGATGCCTTACCAAACCGCTGCGAATACGACGACCCAACTAGCAGGCAACACGACCGCGGTCCAGCAGGTCCTTACGGAGCAGGGAACAGGGTCGGCCGCCCAAGCCCCATCCTGGCAACCCGAACCAGGGGTACTTCTAGCGTCCTTCGCATCGGCAACGAATCTCTCGGCGAACGTATCGGCGACGGCAATTGCTAGCGGCGGATGGGTCAACGGAACCAATACCATTCCGGCGACAGGAGACTACCAGATATGCATGGAGGGGAAGGAAACCCAGGCCGCCACGGGGGGAAGTCCCACATCGACGATGCCCTCGCTGCACGTCAGGTTCACCAGCGGCATGGACAGCGTCGCCAACACGGATTACAACCTTTCAGGGGCGGGTTCTAACAGCACAGGTAATGCGACAACGGTCGGGAATGGGCAATGTGCGACGATTTACATCGCTTCCGGTTCGACCATCCAATACCTCACTACCGCATACGCGTCCACCACGACGACATTGGCTATGAACTATGCCTTCCGGATTCGCGTCTACACCGCGAACTAGCCTTTTCGTTGTGCGGTTGCCATCTATCGTCTATCGTGAAAACCGAAGCGGCTCCAACGCCGATCACTTCCCAGGAGGGACCACCATGAAGAAAGCGATTGCAGCCGCATTGCTGTTGCTGAGCAGCCTTGCTGCCTCAGCCACGAGCACGACCATCTCGGGAACCAAGACTTACTACCCGATCAGCTTCCTGCTCCAGTCCGGCCAGTTCTGTTTCAACGGAGCCTGTTCGCCGATCACCAACGGGGCCTTCTCTGGAACCTTCACCGAAGGAACCGCGACCGTCACCATCACGAACACAAGCGGAAACCAAACCTACCTCACCATTCCCAGCGTGGCCATTTCGACCACCACCTACAACTGGGACAACTACGTCACTTCCGCCTCAGCCTCTCTCACGGGTCTCGGTTCGCCGACCATTCCCTGCGCCACGGGCGGACTTTACATCCAGCAGGATTCGATTCCTCCCTATCAGCAATGGACCTGCAAGTCGGTTGGCGGCCAGTTCTCATGGATTCCGCAATCGCCGATCAACACATCTCCTACGGGCCATTATGCCGGCACCGGAGCGCCCTCGTTTAACTGCACCGCGCCCTGCGATTACGTCCAGACCAATGGCGCGCCCATCGGGGCCTCGTGGTGGATTCTTGTCACCACTAAAGGCAGCATCAGCAACAACTGGGTTCTCCAGACCGGGTCCATCGCTTCCGGAACGCCGTTCGTCGTAACGAGCGGGTGCGGAACGACCGGAGCGGTTACCGGGGGAACCATGACCGGCAACTTTACGGCTGGCCAGACCAGTTGCATTCCGATCATCACGCCGGGGTTCACGGCGCCGAATGGATTCGACTGCGAGGCCCACGACCTAACAACGGTTGCGGATACCATTCGCCAGTCCGCCTATTCGACAACGACCTGTACGCTGACCGGTACCGTGGTCAACGCCGATGTCATCATGGTCAATATCACCGCGTTCTAAAAAGGCTCGGCGCCGGGGCGAAACCAATCGCTCCGGCGCGGCCAAAAGTTTATTTCATTCCCCGAACCATCGGAGTTAACAGACGTGGAACAATTACCGAACGGCCCGGTCCCCGGCGAGTCGATGGCCGACTTTTTGGCGCGCAACGGAAGTCCTGCCGAATCGCCCAAGGCGGAATATGTCGAGCCGACCCTTGAAGAGCAGAAGCGCATCATTCGCGATCCGTCGGTGCCGGAACCCATCCGGCGATTCTGGCGGACGAAGCTCTATGGGGCAGGCGGCAGCGGCAGGAAGGCAATACAGCAAGAGACGGCTCTCAGGCACCGAGACGCCACCGTGCCCGGCCAGCATCGCAGGGAATCGGTCACCAAAGGGCTAACTGGCAAGCAAAAGAAAAACGCGCGCAGGCTTCTTCGCCAAGCGGCAAAAGTAATGAAAAACGCGGCATAATCGCAGAATCGTTGTGCCGTTTGTCCGTTTGGGTTATACATTCTTTCGTGAAGCCCACGTTAGAACCCGGCGAATTCCTCAAGGCCGTCCCCATTGCCAAGGTGGATGAGGCCAAGCAACAGGCCTGGGGTATCTTCACCGCCGAGGTTCCCGACTCGGACGATGAAATCGCGGACTACGAATACCAGAAGGGCCGCGTAAAACTCTGGTCCGATGACGCCAAGGACAAAGCCGCAGCAGCCGGTCAAGAGGAATCGCTTGGCAACGTCCGCTTCGCCCACTCGACCCTTCCCACTGGAAAAGTCATCGCCATCAACATGGACGACGCCAAGAAAGAAATCGGCGGCGGTACCTACATCACCAACGTAGGCGAGACGAAGAGTTGGGACATGGTCGCCAAGGGAATCCTTCAGGGGTTCAGTTTCGGCGGACGCTACGACTGGCGCAAATGCAACGATTGCGGGCGCGATCTGCCTTTGGTCCAGGGCGACAACTACTGCGACACATGCAAGAGTCCGGTTCAAGTCCGCTACGGCGCCACCATCGCCGAACTCAGCGTTTGCGACCGTCCGGCGGTTCCGGTAGCGAACATCATGCACATCAAGGCCGACGGATCGGCAGTCCCGGTCCCCGCGGAGGCTGCAATGGATAAGGCAGACAAAACCAAGCGCGTGGCCGGCGAAGATCTGAAGCCGGAAGCGTTCGCCTACGTGGGGGACGAAGAAAAAACCGCCAGTTGGAAGTTCCCGCTGCATTTTTCGACCGAAGAAAAATCCGCTCGGCACGTCAGAAATGCACTCGCGAGATTCTCACAAGCCAAAGGCATTCCCGCCGACAAGAAGGCCGAGGTCAAAGCAAAGATCATCGCCGCGGCCAAGAAGTACGGCGTCGAGGTTTCAGAAGAAGAAGAGAAGTCCGCAACCTCCGGACTCGACAAGAGTTTCTTCAAAGCCGCGATTCAGCACATCAAGAAAACCGGCGAAGTCGAGGTCTCGGACAAGGGCATCACGCTTCGCAAGGACCTCTACGATGTCGCAAATTTCGCGGAGGTACTCCAACGGATTGCCTGGTTGCGCTATAGTGCGATTCAAGAACGGGACTACGAGGGCGATGAGTCCGAGATTCCCGAGGAGCTGGAAGAAAACCTCATCAGTCTGAGCGAGACGTTCCTGGCCATGGCCGAGGAAGAAACGCGAGAACTTGTATCGGCCGCAAAGAAGGCCGGGAAGGTGACTATGGAAAAGGAAAACACAGTAATCGAACCCGGAGTGGCCGCGACCCTTGTAGGCCATGTCGTCGACATGCAGGCCGATCATGAGCAGGCAGCCGAAGAGCACAAGTCCATGGCCGCCGAACATGAAGCGCGTGGCGTGCAGAAGAAGGCCGTCCACGATCATTTCAAGAAAGCAGCCGAAGAGGGCGGAGACCTGGCCGACCATCACGCCATGCACGCCGACGACGCGAAGATCGACATGGAACACCACGCCAAGGCGGCCGAATACCACAAGGCAATGGCCGCCAAATGCGATGGCATGGCCGCCAAGTGCGGAAAGATGGCCGACACGTTCGCCGACACGCCGGAGAAGACCGCGAAGGTGGCTGAGCTCCGCAAAGCAGCGCGCGAGGCTCGTCCCAAGGTCTCGAAGTCCGCAGCCGCTCCCATCGCCATCGACACGGCAAACATGAGCACCAGCGAAAAGGCCGCATTCGACTCGGTCAATGCCACGTGGCTCAACTCGGAAGAGTACAAGAAAATGACCATGGATATGTTTCGCGCCCAGACCATGGCGAAGTTGAACGCCGCGGCAAACGGTGCGGCGGTGGTGGTTGGGGTCGACGGTGGCAACGACAACATCTACGCCGTGCCCCGGCCCGGCCAGATCAACAAGAGCGCGGACTTCACCGAAGGCATCAGTTCGATCGACATGTTCGACCTGCCGGTTCTTCAGTAGGCAGCAAAGCAGGGATTCAGGAATCTTTCTGGTCGGCTACCCCTTGAGTCGGCCAGAGACGAAATCGAAACGAGACACGGAGGAACACCATGCACGGAGCAGTCCAGCACAACATGGAATTCATCCTCCCCGATACGCTGTACAAGGGGATGGCAAACAAACAGGCGCAGGAGCTCAAGAAGTGGACTGAGGGCCTCCGTAAGAATCAATCCAACCTCATCTCGCAGCTGCTTTCAAAAGGTCATGGAGCGGCGGCCTCTCTCCGCCTTCCACCGTCGACCACCGGTGACCCGGAAGCCTACTTCCAAAAGCGCTTCAAGGACTACACGGAGGCCAAGCAGGCCGCCAAGATTTCCCTCTGGGAGGTCATGAAGTCCGCCTCGCGCATGAAGAAGGCCGGCGTCACCACGCAGATCGGTTTCAACTTCTACGACCTGCGTGGACCGGTTCAATTGCTCTTCCCGGTCAACACGCCCTTCCGCAACATGACCGTTCGCGAACCCCAGGTCAATGCCGGCGTCGGCACATTGGCCCACTGGCAGCGCACCACGAACCCCGGCTATGCATATGCCGGCGTTCCGGAAGCGCAGCGCGCGCAGATCACGACACCGAACATGGTGCCGGCCTACGCGGCATACAAAGAGTTTGGCACTGAAGGTCAGGTGACCTACACTGCGGAATTCGCGGGCGACGGATTCAACGACAACTTGGCGACAGAGCGTCTCAGCACACTGCTGACCCTGTTCTTGGCCGAGGAAGGTCAGATCCTTTGCGGCAACAGCGGTTCGGGATCAGTTTCGAACGGCTACCAACTTGGCACAGGCCCGACCCCGGTAACAGCTCTTGAGTCGGCCACAGCGTCGATCCCAAGCACCATCCCCACCGCCACAGAGATCACCGTCTACTGCGTGAGTCTCTCGGCCATGGGCAACCCCCAGAACCCTCAGTACGGCTACTACAACAGCCCGCTGACGGTTGCCGGAGGCCTGACTTCGACCTTCACCTACAACTCGCCCGGCACCGGCATTCCGGTCACCATCACCGGGGGCACCTCTGCTTTGTCTGCGGCATCGAACAGCGTCACCACGACCGGATCGAGCAACACTCAATACGTCTACGCCTCGGTCACGCCTCAGAAGGGCGCCTACGGCGGCTACGCCTGGTTCGTGTCGTCCAACGGCGCTCCATCGACAGCCAATGCTCACCTCTACGCCATCACGCCTTACTGCAACGTGAACATCAACACGCTGCCCAGCGGCTCAACCCAAACCGCCGCCGCCTTCGTATCGGCTGGCGGTAACGTCGACTATTCGAACAACCCTCTCGACTTCGACGGCCTTCTGGCATGGGCAGTCACCTACGGCCAATGGCAGGACCTTCAGGGCGGCACGCTGGTCCCCGAAGGCAACGGACGAGTCGCTCAGGTCGAGCAGATGTTGCAGCAGCTCTACAACATCTTCCAAGCCGGAGTCGATGAAATCTGGGGCGACGTAATCGGCGTGACCTCGCTCGAACAGGCCGTCCTCTACGGCGGGACTTCTGCCACCGGCTACCAGTTCATCATGCAGCGCGACACGCAGAACAACATTCTGGCCGGCTACGTCGTATCGGCCTACCAGAGCCGCTATGCGGTCGGCAACCCTCTCGGCGGTCGGCAGATTCCCATCCGCCTTCATCCGATGCTGCCGCCCGGAACGCTGCTGTTCAACATCCGGACCATTCCGGACGGGTACGGCAACTCGCGGTTGAAGTTCATCTACGGGATGCTCATGCAGCGCGACTACTACGGCATCGAATGGCCGCCCACTGGCCGCCAATGGAACTTTGGCTGTTATGTGCATCAAACTTTGGCGCACCAATTTCCTGGATTGCTCGGTGTAATCACCGGCATAGGCCCATTTATTGCACCGTAGAATCAACGATTTAGGTTATCTTCCATCAGGGGGTGGAGGAAAATCTAAACTCGAAAAGCCCGGTTCCGAAAGGAGTCGGGCTTTTTAGCGTTACAATCCCCTCATGGTCCTCCGCATATCTCCGCTCAAACCCAAAATCCTCCGCGTCCAGGGTTGCTGGCACGTCATCATCCCCAATGTAGTCTTCGGGGAGATGGCGCAGGGGACCAGCCACGGTCCGATGGCGACGTGGGAAGATGCGCGGCGGGTGGCTCTTGGCATAGCGAACGCCATGCACCATAATTTGGGCAATAATTACCTTGACTCCACCAAAGCGCGGGCGGAGAATGGGGGTGGAGAGAGCGCACCCTATAGTTTCATAGAGCATCTCGCAAAGTCCATGCTCTTTTCCCGCTACAAGGGTGAGGCGCTAATGGCTATTTTTTCAGCCTATTTCGATGCGAGCGGTCATCCCGATCAAGGCGATGTGCTGACCGTGGCTGGCTATGCGGCTGCTGTAGATTCGTGGATTCGATTTGACCGCGAATGGGAGGCTATCCTCAAGGGAGAAGGTGTGACCGCGTTTCACACTACACATTTTGTAAGCTCTCAGGGCGAGTTCGCCTCTTGGGCCGGGAAGGAGCAGGAGAAGGTAGACCGCCGCCGAAATTTCGTAGCCAACTTGCTCAAATGCACAGAGACTCATTGCGCTAAGTTTTTCCGCGCTAGCATGTTCCTACCTGATTACGCACGAGTCGATCAAGAGTATTTCCTCTCGGAGGCAATAGGGCGTCCTTACGCTGTGTGTAGCATGTTGGTCGCCCATTCCCTCCGGATATGGGCACACGATTTAGAAGCGTTGGATACTCTTCTCTACTTCTACGAAGATGGGGACAAGGACAAGGGGAACTTTGAAGAAAAGCATAAAGAGGCTTTCGGCAAACCTGCGCGATTCCTGCTAAAGGAAGAAGCTAAGGCTTTTGAGGCCGCAGACTTCAACGCATGGAAAACGCGCACCGCTCTACACGAGAGCGGCAAACCAGATCACACCATTGAAAAGGGATATAACCTCTTGAGGTCAATATCAATCTTGAACAACGTTCGCAGGGAAGGCGGAGTCCTTAATGAATGGTCATTCCGCACATTCTGCGAAAGAGAGAAGATTGCCAAGCGATGACCAGCGATAACGAACTCGAAAAATTCAACGCAGTGTTGCGGAAAGTTCTCTCTGTGCCACGCGAGGAGTTGAAGAGGCGAGAAGAGGAATGGAAGAAACGGAAAGCCGCAAAGAAAGCATCGGGAGCGTCTGGCAAGGCGTAGACTGACTCACGCGGAATTCCATCGTTTCCGCTCATTCAATTCCGCTATCGCCGCCGTACAGCAACAGCCAATGTGGGCCGGCGGTACTTCGTCGCCCGACGGGAATCGCGCTCCCAGAGGAATCGGACCCGCCTCTGCATTCAAATCGCAGACATCCCGCACCCTCGGCAAACTGCTCTTCAGCCATCGGAGTGACTTCACGATTCCAGTTCGCTTCCACGCTGCCAGATTGCCGTGACTCATTGCCAGCCTGGCTTCCGTTTCCGCAATCAGTTTCGCCCGGTCTGCCGGGAATCCTCCAGCGATGCGGATACACTCTGCCAACTCTCGCATCGGGACTTCCCGGCTGAATGCTTCCGTCATGATCATGCGGACTGCCAGCCGCACTGATTCAGCGACGGGCCATTTCTCGCTCGGATTGAAGCTGGCTTCGCCGTCATACCATTTCGTTCCTAGCCGCTCGCCCGCGTGGTCCCGCGCCCAGTCCATTGCCACTTGATTTACGTCGCTGATGACTCGGCTAGTATTCCCGCGCTGGTCTGTCATAACCGATCCACCATTTAGATTGTCGCGAGGATTATACTGTGTGCAATTCGGTCAAACGCAAAACCGGCCCCATTTGGCGTGGGACCGGTTAGCTAAACCATCTAGGAGCGCAATCCAATGGTACGACTGGAGTGTGCGCCGTGCAAGCAACCGCCCCTACAAATCTGATTTCCACCACTCAAAATCACGACCCGGCTCACCATGCAACAGCTCCTGATGGACCGAAGGATGACCATAAGAGCATCGAACGCCGTGAAACTCGGCAAAGCCGAGTCTTGCGATCACTTTTCGGTTTATTGGCCAAACATTCCCGATTACATGCACTCGCACTGGAGTTGAGCAGCCTTCGGTGGCGCATGGAATTTCAACAGAGACTACATACTCATCAGATAGTTGTGGATCTTGGATTTGCGGTAGAGAAATCTCCCAATGGACATTCGCGTCCAAATAGACGTACACATGCCCGCATTCAAGGCATAGAAAGTAGTACTCTGCGTTGATACCACTGCT